GTCTTAACATCAACACCGGCAGCAAGAACTTTCTGCCTATCATCAAGTACGACGCTCGCGCTGGCCGCGTCTTTCGTGTCGATAAGGTTGACGGCGTTTCGACGCCTGTGGACATCACCAAGAAGTTCAAGGCCGTCTTTGACTTTGAGAACATCGAAGTCGGGTACATTAACTTTGCGACTGGATCGGCGCCTGACTTCGTCATGGTTCCGCTTGGCTCTCCTCTGCCTGCGTCTCCTTCGGAGAATCACAAGCAGGGCATGAGGATGACGGTGAAGCTTGGCAAGGAATGCGGCAGCGATTGCCGCGAGCTTGCAGGCACATCAGGAGCGTTCCTGGCGAGCATGGAGAAGCTTCACGATGACTACCTTGCTGGCCTCAAGGATAACCCCGGCAAGCTGCCTGTGGTGTCCTTGACTGACACTGTGGCGATTGAGAGCGGATCCGGCGCCCGCAAGTCAACGAACTATCGCCCCGTCTTTGACATCGTCAGTTGGGTTCCTCGCCCCAGCGAGATGAGCGGGAACGCTCATGAGGCTGAGCCTGTGAAGGCTGTTCCGCCTTCGACTGGCTCTTCTCGCGCTGCGCCTCCGCCTGTTGGCCGCACACCTGAGCCTGTCGTCGCCGAAGAAGAGGACTTTGGCTGATAAATTGAGGGCGTCTTCGGGCGCCCTCTCACCCCAAGGAGATTAAATGCGTTTCGAAGTCATCATGAATATGCCGACGAAAAAGGGTGACTTGGTTCACCGCTTGGTCGTCGAGCATCCCGCAAGGAATCTCGTCGAGTTTGTGAACGAACTGACCGAGTTTGACTTCGTCATCGTCGAAGAGTTCTTTCCAGATGACACAATCGGGGCGTACAAAAGCCACGGTCTTGCAGCAATCAATCGCCGATTTGTCGGCAAGATCAAACAATGGGAACGATGAAATGAACTACAAAGACGTGCTATTCCAATCCGCATCCCTCGTGAACGAGCGCGGAAAAGATTATGGCGACATTGAGCCGATGTTTCAGGACGTGGCTCTCATGGCCACCATCGTACTAGGCAAGACGATTGAGCCATATGACGTGACGACGATCATGGAGATGGTGAAGCTTCGAAGGCGTCGTGAAAACCCAAAGCTTGCAGACATCTACCAAGACAACATAAACTACACTGCGTTTTCGGCGCAGTTTGCCCTAAACGATCATGAAGGAGAGAAACCTGCTGCCGTGGCAACGCAGCCTGAAGAGGATGTTCCGTATGCACAAAACATCAGCGTACACTTTGACGGCGCTAGCACTAGCGTCATCGCCAGCCCTAGCAACTGAAGAAGACGCGGGAGCGTTTTTCAGGGAAGAGGCGGCCAAGAAGGAGATCAGCACCCCAGGTAGAATCTTGGCATCACAAAAAAAGTCGATCGTGATGGATCAGATCACTAGGGTTGTCAGACAAGAGCTTGGCGAAGAATGGGTTGAAAGCGCTCTGAAGATCGCGAAGATTGAGAGCGGTTACAACTGCAAGGCGACAGGTCCGCAAACCCGTCATGGTCACGCAAAGGGTGTCTTTCAAATGATGGACTCCTCCGCTAAGGCTCTCGGGTATGATCCCGGCAGAATGTACGATTGCAATGAAAACATCGCGGCAGGAGTTGCGCACATGAAGATCTGCATCAAGTACGGCGTCACAGATCCCCGTGGCATGGCTGCCTGTCACGTCGCTGGCTGGAACCATTGGAATGTGAAGCTTGCTCGTCAGCATGAGCGATACAAGCAGCAATACATTCGAATGGCTGCGGCCTAAACCGGGGGAGCTTTGGCTCCCCCAACCTCCGCGAGGCCAAAATGAGGACGCAGCAAAATGGAATTATGGACTTAACATGGAACACCTGCCGATTCATTTTAAACAATGATATGAGTCGGCCAAAATACTGTTTTGAGCCAGTCGCTCGGCGATCCTACTGCGAACATCACGCCAAAATTTGTTATATACCTACACCAAAAATTAACTTGTCTGCGTTAGAGTCCTCGGGTAAACAGAGAGGGCAATCAAATGATCCAGACCAAACTCAGAGCAACCTTAAAGAACCGAGACCATCTCCCCGGAACGTGGGAGACCCCCATCAATCCAGACGGTGAAGAGGCGGCAAAGTACATCGACAACATGATTGAACATGTCGGGCAAATCATTAGGATTGCCTTGGAGCATGTGGAGGATGAAGACGTAAGGAAACAATTAAGGAAGCACGCCTATGCAGCAATCAAAGGAGTCCAACATGAACATGAAGCAAGCGACCTACTGGGAGGCGCAAGAACGCCGGTGGCACGAAAAGTATATTGAGCTTGAGGAAATGACCGACAAGCTTGAGACGAGGATATGGGAGCTTGAGAACGCCCTCCGCAACGTGTCTGAGATCAACAACAAGCGTGACCGCTTTAGCAGCGAGATTGACGCTGTCATCGTGAAGGCTCTGGGAGGCGCCAATGACTGACATTCGCATGGAGCTCCACAACCACTACAAGGCTGTCCGCGCTAGGCTGAACAGCGTCCCGATCAAGACTGAGCCAGAGCCGAAGAAAGAACCTGCTCAGGTTGTAGTGTTTCCTACGCCGCCTCTGATGGCTATGGAAGAGTTGAGCGAGGCAAAAATGCTGTACGGCATGCCTTGCTCGTATGAGACGAGGCAGTTAATCCTGCCGGTACTCAAAAAGTATGAGATGACGTGGGCCAAGGCCATGACGAAGTCCCAAAAGGCGCATTTTGTGAAAGTCAGGTGCGAGATTTATGTGATCTTGAGCGCCAATGGTTGGTCGCTGAACCAGATCGGTCGCATGTGCGGTGGACGAGATCACACCACCATCTTGAACAGCCTGAAGAGGTTCGCCAACAACTATCTCACCGACCTTGAGAAAGAGGTGGCGGACATCTGCGAAATTGATCACGTTCGTTATAGCTACTGGAAAATGAAGCTGAGGGACCATGCGTACTCTTGAATCTGCTCTTTGGGTTGCGGGCGTCTACGCATTGACGCTCGTGGCGTTTCTTCTAACGACATATACGGAGCACTGACAATGAGTGATGATCTTGTGCAACGTCTGCGGGATAAATACACAAGCCCGCAAGATGTGGCTGAAGCCGCCGACCGCATCGAGAAGCTGGAGGCGGCGCTGCGGGAGATTGCCGACCTTACAAAAACGCGTCATCACAAGATCATTGCGGACATTAACCTGATCGCCCGCAAAGCACTGGAGGGGAAAGATGACTGAAGACGAAGACCGCCACGCAGACGAAGTGAACATCGCCTTCCAAATGGGCGCTGAATGGCAGAAGAAGCAGTCAGACTCCGCATGGAAGGGCATCCATGAAGGCGCTGTGCTGGCGTTGCAGGCGCGGATCAATGAGCTTGAGGCGCTTGTCAAAGAGTTGCTCAGGTCTAATTGGGATAACTCTTGGCCGACCATGAGAAAATACGACACGTTTGAAGAGTATGAAAACGCCGTACTAAAGGGGAAAAACAATGAATGAGATCCTGATTACAATCATGCTGTTCTGTGCCACCATGGTGGTGAGCATGGGCAGCATATCGGCCCTAGCCTTTCTGTTCACCCTGACAAGGGAGTTCCTGTCAGAGCAATATTGGAAAAAGAGGGAATGAAAATGGAAGAGGGGGCCTAAGCCCCCTCTTCGTTATTACTCTTCTTCGGCCTCAAGAGCGGCGAGAGCTTCGGTGATCTGACCGGCCAGTTCAAGAAACCCATCGCGAACTTCGGCGATCACCTCAAGCATGGCCTCATTATCCTCGTCAATCATTCCGATGAGGGAATCGACGGCATCCTGCAAGGAGATGTCGTACTTGGTGTTGGGGTCGAACATTTCATCAGAGGAATGAACGCGCAACACAAGCGGGTCGTCGATGAGGTCGCCACCTTCGCCATCAGAAGGTTCCTCGCCAACGCTCCACACGATGGGAAAGCTGCAATCACCGGGGATCACGCCTTCGTCTTCAGCATCAAAAACGGCTTCAACTGTTTCATTCGCCTCATTCAGCGCATTCTGGAGCACTTCCAAAACGGCCTCAACCTCTTCGCGCAAAGACTGCTTGCTCATGACTGTCTCCTAGTGCTGGGTTCAGCTAAACGATATTAATGGTGTTTTATGACGCTTGTTTAGGTGCCCCGCCATCAATTACGCGAACCTCTGCTGTGGATGTTGTTTTTATAGACGAACAAATTTTCCGCATCATAGTGTAGGTCAAGTCTCTCACCGTCGTGTCTTCACAAGCTTCAGCAAATTTCG